AAGCACTTAAACCTCTTCATCTGTGGTTATTTGACATATGTAGATATTTCCCTCAAGATTCGACTTTCGATCAAGAGGGGTCCCTGAACAAATTTGTTCAGAGGCAGGACATGTCCGAATATCATTCGTATGACCTTTCTTCTGCCACAGACTTAATCCCGACTCAGATATACGAGTCATTGCTGACTCCCCTTCTAGGTTCGTCTATTGCTAGAACATGGATCAGCCTCTTAACTGATAAAGACTTTGCGTACTCGGAAAGTCAGATGCAAAAGGACCCAAGTGATACTTGCTCTTCAGGGTCTACTCGTTATAGACGAGGTCAACCCATGGGAGCTTTATCATCCTGGGGACTAATGAATCTGGCTCATCACTTGATAAATCAATATGCTCACTTAGAAAGTGTTTTCGCTGATATCCAGAAGAACCAAGAAAATTCTTCGTGGTTTTATCTTATTAAAGACCTCCCGTTGTCATTGCGGGAGATACTCTTTGGTGAGGTCAAATTCACATTGGATGTTATCGAGGATAACTTCTATCCTGGGTTTATTAATATGCTAACCACCCGTCTTTTCCGGGACGGCGTGTTGCCATTTGATAAGTATGTTGTATTGGGCGACGATAATGTCATAGGCCATAAGCCTACAGCCGAAAGGTATTTTTACCTTATGACTACCCTATATGATGTACCGATTAAGTTGGCTAAGAGTTATATCTCAAGTACTTTGATTAATTTTGCGAATCAAACCTATTTTAATAAGGTTAATATATCGCCTATTCCTTTTAAAGAATATCTATCACTTGATGGCCTAGGCTCGCGTATCGAATTCGCTACGCGAGTGACTCGTAGATTCTTCGCCCGTCCGAATATTATGGGACTTCTCAAGTATGTGGTTTCATCCACTGCTTGGGAGGTTCTGTCGTATAAAACGACATTGGGAAGGGTCTACGAGCCTATCCTACCGCTGTTATATTCAATAATGATATTGAAGCTACCATCTTACATACCGGAACTTAATCCGGATGAAGAGTGTACCTCAAATCCTACTGGTAAATTCACCTTAATTGGTGCGATTACTCGCCTCTCAATTAAACTTTACAATAACGTTGTAAGGAATCAGCTCATATCTCATTGGTATGAGCGGGTTGGGAGAAAGGATTGCTCCTCTCATCCGAATTTAAGAAAATATATAATATATTTACTTAAAACAACCCTGGACCCTTATCTAGGTGACCCTAAAAAGTCACTAGACGCAGCCTGGTCTGAGGAGTTTAAAATGGACGTTATGTTCCCAAGTAAGTTGAGGCTTACTGGCCAGGTTATGGCCAGACGCCACGAAACCCTGTCTCTTGAGGCAGGGGTTCGTACAACTTTACGAAGGTCAAAGATCCTTAATAAAATCTTCCTACAGTGGCAGGAGATAGATCAACTATCCATAGATGATCTGTGCCTGATGCTTATTGAAGTTACAAAGGACCCCTCTATGGTTAGAGAGATCCCTACGCTTCAAAAGATTTTCAGGCCATCTTACAATGAAGACGGAACAGAATACTCGACTCAGTCAATGGCAGCACTGAGGTCCCAGATTCTCTCAGATGCCTCAATCGATAAGAAAGAGGAGAGAGCAATGTGGGAAGAGTTGATGACATCAAAAATGATTGATGCAACCCATCGGTACCTGTCGTTGGGTGGATCATTGGATATGATCACGCCCGTAGAAGCAGTCGAAACTGCCCCTCCATCTTCGAAAGAAGATCCAGGTGTCACGGTTTTCCAAACCGGGGGACCCACACCGACCCAGGAGACTGCCGTAGCAGGACATCCCGGAC